TTAGAGTAAAAGCTATAAATAGTTTTGGTGTATCTTCAAGTTTTGTAACAGCATCAAGAAAAATAATTGGTGCAACAGAAATTCCCAACGATATTGATGATTTGTCAATATCTATGGTAGGCTCAAATCAAATGGAGTTATCTTGGACTCCTGTCACAGACTTAGATATATCTTGGTATGAGATAAGATTTCAAAATGTTACAAGTGGTGCTACATGGAATGAAAGTACACCTATTGCAAAAGTAGTTAGAAGAAAATCAAATAGTTTAGTTATAAATGCACAAGTAGGAAGTTTTTGCATAAAAGCAGTTGATAAATTAGGTAATACTTCAGCTAATGAGTCAATAGTATCTACTAACATTTCAGGGTTACAAAATTTTCAAAACGTATTAACATTGAGTGAATAATGGCAGATTTTTTAGGAACAAGAGATAGTAATGTAGCAATATCAGAAGATAATGCTGGTAGAAAAGTATTAATATTAGATACTATTACACAGTTTGATGACACAAATGGTAATTTTGAATCAGCAGAGGGAGTATTTGATCTTGGTGGAACAGACTCTACATCAAATCCTAATAATTTTAACGCAAATATACAATCATCAGGTTTTTATAGTTTTAATAATACTTTGTCTTTAGATGCAATTTATGACACAAATTTAGGTGTTGTAATTGGTATGAGTTCAGAAGATGAATATGATTTGTTTGATTCAGGTAGAGGTGCAAGTTTATTTGAAGATGCTAAAGCACCTTTTGATGGTTCTGCTGAAATACAATGTGGAGCAGAAATACAGGTTGGTGCAGATAATTCAAGTCTTGCTAATATTACAAGTTTTCAAAAAATTGCACAGCAAAGCACAATAAAAGGTAGATTTTTTAAATTTAGGTGTAAAATTACAAGTGATAATAACAAAGTTAGAGCAAAAGTTCATACACTTGAAGCTAAAGTAAATATGGAAAAAAGAACAGAAGCTAATCAAGATGTTGTTGCTAGTGCATCAGGTACAGCAATTAGTTTTGTTAATTCTTTTTTCGCAACTCCAAGTATAGGTATTTCTGCACAAGGATTACAAACAGGAGATTATTATGAATTAACAAGTAAGTCTAAAACAGGCTTTACAATAAGGTTTTATAATAGTAGTAATGTTGGAGTCAGTAGAACTTTTGATTATCAAGTTGTAGGACATGGCTTGAAATCTTAGTAAAAATAAAATAAAAGGAATATATGAGTCAAGTATCAGATGTAGTTTTAGCCAATCAGGGTTTTGCAAGTTTTAGAACTGAACTTAATAATATTTTAGGTGCTTTAAATACCTCTCATGTTGGAAGTTCAGCACCAAGTTCAGTTGCACAAGGTACGA